TTATTCTTCATGCAAGTCTTTTTTAAATTTCCTATCTAACTTCGTTTTCATTCGGTTCATCTTGTGCTCCAGCCTGCCAATCTGCTTATAGCTTAGCCACTCCGGCTTGATGTTCAAAGCAAGCCAGTACTGGCGCATTTCCTTGCAGTGTCTGGCGATGCTCGGGAAATAGAGGTGTCGCTCGTATGGGTTGCGAAGGAAGTACTTGCAATCGGATAGCATACGACCAAGCATCATGTATTTATGCTTTTGCCCTTCTCCAAGACTGACAAGCCTTCCGTTGTCCCCGATCCACAGCATTACGTCCTCTCCCTTCCAATTAAAGTTGAAAGCCTTGCTTACCGGATAATAATAGCCATCGAGCACCGTGCCTTCCTTGAGGTCTCGCCCAATCTCTCGCAGGCAGGTTCTTCCCAAGCTGGTCGTTACCTCGACCACTGCTTGCGCTGGTATCTTGTCGTATTCCTTCATATCTTGATAAATTTAAATTTCTCGTTCAGTGATGTAATACTCGAATGTCACCCTGCCGACCTTAACCTTGAAGTGTCGGTCACCTTCTTCCAGCATTTCTGCATGTGGGTTGTTTCTGAAGGTTTCCTTAATTCGAGAAAACGCTTCCTCCATTCTCTCCTTGGTTCTGTAGTCTTCGATGTGGCTATCAACTTGCCCAAGGCTATTTTTGCCGTTCAAAATGTATTGTTTCATATCTTGATATATTGTGCAAGGCTTGCGCCCTGCTGATTAATACTTTTCAATCCAATACTCTGTTTTGAAATTCACGCATAAGCCTACAAATTCAGACTTGAAATAACCTTGTCGTACCCAGTATGGATAATGTCTGTCGGCTTTCTTTAGTCCCCTGAACAGCTTGTTCAAGAATCGCTCTGCCTTGTCCTTGCGTGTAAAGTTTGCCACCTCATCGATTTCTTTTCCTTCCATCTGTCTCTTGATGTAATATTTTGCTCTTGCCATTGCTTATTTTCCTTTGTTAGAATAAACGAACATTACCCCACCTTTCATAGCATGTCCTTTTAGACTTCTGGAAACAGATTGTCTGCTTATACGATTTACTCTTGCAGCTTCAACTATGGAAACATAAGTATCTGCAAGTTTGCCATTTATGAATTTCTGTATTGACTTCCTATTTTGGTCACCTCGAAGTCCGTGCTCTACCGCATGTTCGACATTCTCTTTTGGTGTTACCCATTCTAGATTTTCAATGCGGTTGTTTTTCTTGTTTCCATCAATGTGGTTTACTTGCATACTGGTGTCTCCTTGATTAAATGCAGAAATAACCAATCTATGGACTTGGCAATTTATGCGTTTCTTGCCATCTTGTAAACTAACGTGCATATAACCATACTTATCTTTAAATGGCTTTATTCGCTTTTCTTTAAATGTCATTGCAACACCTTTCTTGTTAATCGTAACATGGTGGAGTCTTTTAACGACCCCAGTATTAGAAACTTGGTAAACTCCACCATACCCGTTGATTGTTCTCCATTCCATAATTGTCTTATTTTGAATATAAACTAACTTTAAGTCCTCTACGTAATTTGCAGATACAAACATCTTGTGCCATCTTCAATGCTCGCTTGATAAACTTGTTGAAAAGTTCCTCTCCGATGAGCTTCAAGATTCCGCTTACTCCTACGAGTGTGTTTATCTTCTTTCCATCCTCTGTGCGTCCGAAGACCTTAATACGGAAGTTGGCGTTGATGAACTTTGTTGTGAACTCTAAAACGTTTGAACTTGACTTTTTCATTTTCTTTGGCTTGACCGTGTTGCCTAGGGCTTAATGTTACTGAATGTTTATTGTGCTTATCTCCTAAACACGATGCAAAGATATTAATATTTTTCGGTTCCACCAAAACTTTTCCCGAAAGATATTAATATTTTAACTTTTATTGGCTGTTTATGTCGTAAGCATGGCTATTTTCGGTCGTTTTCGGTCGTTTTCGGTCGTTTTCGGTCGTTTTCGGTACGCTTTCCACGCTCTATATAATAACAACCTGCACGCATTAGTTTGAATGAATATATAATCTAACTCTCATATCCCCTACCCCTTTTCTCTCAATGAAAAGTGTTCTCCGCACGAAAATGGGCAGGAAAACGCTTTTCTTGCGTCCCTGCCCTTTCTAACAAATGATATTATGATTGAACCTATTGAACTCTCTTCTTGATGCGCTCCTTTATCCAGTTTGCCAAAAGAAGGAACAGAAACAGAATCACGCAATCGCCAGTGAATAGCCTTACCTTTTGCCAGGTGCTCGCTGGCTTCTCTACCTCCTTGGTCTTGTATCGGTTCACGTAATGCTTGACTTTTACTGTGTCGGTCACGAAAACGTAGGTATCGCCCACGATGGTGTCCGTCTTGGTCGTTGTCTTCCACCTGATTGTCGTAAGGTTGTGCCACCGCTCCTTGATTACGGTGTCGCCCTTGATGTACACAAGCACGCTGTCCTGCTTGAATACGCTGTCGTGCTGCCGGGTGTCCTGCCAGTGGATCTGTCGCTGGTTCACGCTGTCACGTCTTACACTGGTGTGTGCGCTGTCGTGATAAACCGTGTCATTTTGGGCTGTTTTTGCGCAGGAACAGCCCAAAGTTAAAAGTGGGGTAATTATAAGTATGACGAAAAAAAACGCCACAGAACGCAAATTTTGCCCTATTCTTGAATTTTCCATACTCTATAAACGTTAGATTGATATGTTTATTGTGTAAGCACCTTAATTTTCAGAACTTCCTTGGCTCGCTTCAAATACTTTTCGCATTCTGCCAGCCCTCTGTACCCTCCGTTTATCTTCCTTCGGATAGCCTTCAAGTTGTCTTGGTCTGCCAGCTCATTGCATCCGAAGGTGTCGAATACCCACATCGAGGATTTTGTTGCACCAAATGGTCGTTCTAGAAGCTCGGGTGTCCCAACAACATCGAAGCCGCAATAATTGGCATACTTCTGATAGTTGGCTCTTCCAGTTATCTGAATAAGCCCCCTGCCCTTATACTTCACGCCATCGCCCTGCTGGGTGTTGCCGAGGTCTTTCCTGCCCTCGTAGGCTCTGCCGCTTGCAAGCTCCTTGGTGTATCTCAACTCTCCGCTTTCGTGGGCAATCTGTGCGAGGTAGTGCGCCATTCGCAAAGGAGTGTTGATGTGGAAATGCTCTGCCCATCCGTTGATGATTGGAAGGTAGGTGTCTGCCCTGCTGCCTGCATTCGGCATTACCTTTAGAAGCTGCGCTCTAGTTATCCTCATCTTTTTCTCCTCCTTCCTTCTGTTCTTGGTTAAGTAATTGTATCAGCGTCTTGGCGATGTCTTCCTTATTCTCCAGTATTACCTTCATCGTGCGCTCCTGCTTGCGTATCTCTGCTTTCTGCCAAGCCTTCTCACGTATCGAGGTAAACTCGCAGAAGACACAATATGCTGCCCACAGCATCGAGAAAATCGGGACTTGAAGGTTTGCGCAGGCTGCGATGATGTCAATGCAGACGGTCGCCATAAAAGGAGAGAAATACTTCCTCGCTTTGTCGCATGTCTTCTTCAAGCCAGTGCTTGTCGTTGCTTCTCCATTCCGCTTCGCCTTCCTTACTCCGAAAATTAAATCTACCACCATGGCGACAAGCATTGCCGCCATACATAGTGAAACGATGAAAGCGAACCGGTATAGGTGCTCCGCCGCAAAAGTCTGAATTACTTCGTTCATATCAATTTATTTTTTTGGTTATTCCAATTTTTCCCAGTCAATGGTTACGCCCTTCCCGATGATGTCTGCCGTCCACCTGCAGAATGCCATACCATCGTATCCGTCCGGATCACTGGCTACGGCAATAGCATACTGTACGCAGTCGCTCTCGGTCTTGATTACCTTTGGATAGAAGTCCGCATAAGCCATATTTGCCAAATAGAGAATATCCCCGAGGGTCGTACCATTTGAGATTATCTCGTTGTTTGTTGCCTGCCGGATTTCTTCTACAGTCCATCGGTGTCTCGTTCCGTCTACGTTCTCCATCTGCTCGCTTGCCTTGATTGCTAGCTGCTTCGTGAAGTGGTAGCCGTGCTTGGCAACGTATGCCACGTACCCACTGGCTCCCATGAGTGCCTTTGCTGCCTTCTCGTATGGTAAGCTGTGGATGATGTCGCTCTCTTGGTGCTGGTGTCGCTCTTCCTCGCTATCGCAAGAATGGCGCAAAACGATGATTTTCTTCATTGTGCGCCCTCCTATCCTAGTTTGTCGAGTAACTGTTTAACCATGCCACGAATGCCGCTTATATCGCCCTCAAGTGCCTTGAAACGCTTTTCGGTTTCCTGCTTTTCCTTGATTGCCGGGTTCAAAGCTGCAAGAAGTTCCTCGCCCTTGGCTTTTCGCTCCTTGCTCGGCTCGTATGCCTTGATTATCTCATCGGCTTCATTTACCAATTTCCCAACTTCGGGCAAAAGGTCTGCCTTATCGGTTGCCAGTACGGTTTCGCCTGCAAAGGTAACTCCGAGGTGTTCTGGTATGGTGTAGATGGTCTGCTTTCCCTCCACCTCGATTGTTACGTCTCGCATTGGCTGTCCGCTGCTGGAAATGGTTGCGATGCCAGTGTTGATGTGCGGCTGGTTGTCTACGACCTTGCCTTCCTTAACTTCCACCGTCTGCTTGTCTAGCAAATAGACCGGGTGATTTCTCTGAATATTTTTAAATTCCATAATGCGCTCTTTTTAGATAATTCGATAAATAGACAAAAAGGGGTCTCACTGATAGAACAGCGAGTTACCCCTTGATAGATTTTGTTCAGACCGCCTACGCACCGGTGGTGGTTGTGGTGGTCTTCAACGCTGCAATAAGTTCAGCGTTCTGTCTCTGCTGGCTCAACTCCAGGCGTGCATCGTTGTACCGCTGCTGCAAATCCTGCTGCCAGTGATTGTTCAGCACATCGATAACTCGCTGGGTGTTGTCTTGGTTCGAGCGGATGATGTCGCACTTGTCCTGCTGAAGCTGGAAACCGAGTGCCGAGAAGCCTCGCTCTATGCTGCGGTTGTTGAAATCGAATCCTCGCTGCATTGAGTTCTCGATGTTTTTCTGCCCCAGCTGGTTGTCGTAGCCCATCTTGATGATGTTCTGCTGGGTCTGGCAGCAGCAGTCCTTCAGTGCGATGGTCATCTGCAAGTTACCCTGCGAGATGGCATTGATTACTCGCTCTGCCGAATAACCAACTTGTCCGCTTATCTGCTGGATGCCTGCCTGAATGCCGCAAACAGAAGACTGCAATGCGTTGAAGTCGCAGTTCAAATTAGCCGCCAACGTCTTCAAGTCCTGGTTGTTGCCCTGGATTGCGCCCATCAGCAAGTCGCTGTTGTGGTTGTCGCTCATCTGATTGCGAAGGCTGTCAATCTGAGACTGGATTTCGGCACGCTGTACGTTGCCGTTCTGTCCGTTCCAGCCATCACCGTACATGAATCTGAACATTCCTAACATCATCATGTAGGCGAAAGGGTTGTTCCAGCCTCCACCCATACCACCGTTCATTGCTGCCAGCATAGTCGCTGGATCATTGTCTCTACCTCTAGCGAGCAAGGCTGCTGCTAGGTTGTCATTGCCACCGTCCCCAGTGCAATAGACTTTTTCGATTGTGTCTGCCATAAAATTTTGAGTTAATTATGTCGTGGAAGCCAAATATTGGAATCCGCTGCAAAGTTACTCTGATTTTTGGCTCGCTCCAAAAAAGTTAGTGCAGGGGTATTTATCGAATTGTTGTCAAAGAACGCTTTTGGTTATTTTCTTTTTGTTTCTTGATTAAACACAAATCGGCTCAACGTCCTTGTTTAGAAGGGTCGCTTGTGCCGTGGCAAGTCGATAAACTCGAGACGTGCTGAGATAAGTGCAAGCCATCTTACAAAGATGTCTCACTGCCGGAACGGTGCGGTTTAATACGGTCGCAGTGGTCGTTATGCTGAATCCTGCGTGTATCATCTGCTCAACGACCATACATCGTGTCATGACGAGGTTTTCGGTTCTCGACTTGCCGAGAACGTCTTCTCTCGTAATGCTCAACTCTCCGCTCGGCAGTTCGATGGCGCGACACTTGATTACGTTGTCTATAACTCGCCATAGTTCTTTCTCCTTGTCATTCATAATAAAATGTTTTAATCGTTTCCCAACATAGAATCAATCATTCCATCAATGGCTTCATCGGTCATGCTCTTCTTAATAGAAGGACCTGCGCCAATTGACTTCATCATCATCGCTACCCAGGGGTTGTCACTCTCCAGCGTGGATTGTATCTGTTCCTTGTATGCTTCGTGAAGCTCGCCCGATTCCTTGTATTCCAAAAGAACCGTGCGCAAGGCTTTCACTGCGTAGTTATCCATCAGCAAGGGATTGTCCCTTGCCGATGATAATTTAGTAAGAAGCACAGCCAGTGCTTCGTGTAATTGTTTCTTATTCATATTGTCTTGTTCTTTAATTTACAAAGTCGCGACTTGGAATATTACTCCCCATACTTTGGTTCCTCATAGACCAAGTTATGCTCATCTACGTAAGCCTTGGCTTCTGAGTATGTGTCAAACTCTACTGCGGTGGCATCTGCTGCTGGGAATACCTCAGCATTGTCACCTTCCTCTGTGAGAGGGAACACCATCTTTGTTCCCTCATGTACTACCTTATACTTCTTTGTTAACTTATTCATATCTTGTTTCCTTTCTTCTTAATGTTAAACTTACTACTTATGCAGGAGTAATTGAGACAGTGTAGCCTTTCTGCTGCAATGTTGCAACTGCGGCATCTGATGCTGATGTGCGAGTACCAACACATGAGATGATTTTCATCCATTCTTTGTCACCTGTATATGCTACACACTTTGCCTGATCTTGAAGCATTTTGTCTACATCTGTTATTCTTGCATTTCCTTGCATTGCAATAACAGTTGCGGTTGATGGGCGATTTGTCCATGAGAGAACAGTATTTTTATTATCACTAAAATCAACAAAATTAAATATAGCAGGAAGTTTTGATAAATCTCCAGTAAAAGTACTTCTCTGTAAATGAGCATCTGTCAGATTTACCATTCCACTCAATACTCCTATATCTCCACTGATTTGAGTACCAGATAACTGTATAAAAGTTAATGCTGTAAGGTTCCTCAAATCTTCCATATTTCCACTAACTTTGGTATTAGCTAAAGCCAGAGAAGTTAATGCTGTAAGGTTCCTCAAATCTGCCATATTTCCACTAACTTTGGTATTAGACAAATCTAGAGAACTTAATGCTGTAAGGTTCTTCAAATCGGCTAGATCTCCACTGATTTGGGTACCAGATAACTGTATATAACTTAATGCTGTAAGGTTCTTCAAATCTGCTGTATCTCCACTGATTTGAGTATCATATAAACTCAGAAATTCTAACCCTAAGGAATATTTAAGGTTTGCAATATCTATAAATTTATTCTTACCGTATGCTTCTCCATAAGAAACACGTGAATCGATACTCTTAATACTGTATTTATCCAAAATGGCAATTTCTAGGTCGTTATTGCTAACCCAAATGTCTTCATGATTATCATCATTCAGAACAAGAGTTTTACCCTTGTTTTCAGTTAGATTTCTATCTGTAAAATATCCTTCTCCTATAATTTCAAGGGGTACAGGTTTATTCGCTTCCATAGCGAATCCCTGAGTTAAATAAGTAGGGGTTCCAACTTTTGCGATTTTTATTCGCATTTCTCCCAATTTCAACAGCTCAGAATTATCAGAACTGCCATTTAATTTTGTAACTAAACATTTATTCATACTTTTATATTTTTAAATTATTACACATAATTATTTCCTTATTCCATAAACTCGATATACCGAATAGCTGTCTGAATCCATTTTCATTTCAAAAATCTTATTCCCATTCTTGAAATCATAGATTCCTATATTTGGTGTACCTGCACTTCTAAAAGAACCCCATGACACTAAAAATATTCCATTTGCAAGTTTATCTACAGAACCCATATAACGACCGCTATAAGACTTATATGTAAAAGAATTAAAGTTCTTGACAGATTTATTCTCGGTGTCTATGTTAAATTCTACAATTCTTGATGCACCACTTTCTTTGTTATCAAACAAGGTGTATAAACCTTCACTATTTACAACAGCATCATGACATTCAAACCATTGTTGTTGGCTAGTTGTTTTTATACGTGTTGCTACATCGTAATTATAGTTGTCACCTCGGTTTCCTCCAATTTTCCAAAGAATATCGCCAATAGTACCAATGTGAGTATCATCTGACCATGTACGAGAAATTACAAGAATTTGGTTTGCATGTTTGTTGTTTAACACAAGGTTGTTATCTTTATCAATACAGATAGTATTATTATGCAAATAATCTTGATTATTGCCTTTGTAATGACTATCTTTCCAAAGTTCTGGATAATCTTCTGATTTCCATAACCAAACACGTTTACCATAATATTGTTCCTCGACATGTAGTGATGTTACTACCTTTTCCTCTCCATCTACTAAAGTTCTTTGATTACCAACATACCTTTGAGTTATTACATGAAGAGGATTTACAGATAGTACCAAGCAGTCATGTGGCTCTATCATATTGCCTTCCGAATCTCTTATATTGCCTTTTACTAATTCAAAAGTCTCATCTTTAGCCTTATATATGTTTAATTCACCACTTGATAAATTTAATGCACCATCAACACCATAATAGTATTGTACACCATTTTCTTTTATCAACCGAGGGCAATTTACCTTTTTATTTAAATATCTGGAAACTAACCCATTTGTTCCTAGTTCAAAAAGATACTCCGTCCCTCCTTCAATCGGGCACAACACAAGTGATTTGTAGTAGTCGGAAAAGCTTCCACTAATTGTAAATTTAGGAAAGTCAGATGGCAACTCTGATGAAGGTATTCCCCCCAACTTTACCAAACTAATCTGTGGGGAGCCTTCTAAATCCTCTACATTAATAGAGTAATATCTACCACTACTTCCCTTTACGTAAGTTGTAATTCCAAGCTCTATGTTTTCTTGTCCAATTTTGAGTTTTGGAATGCGAATTGCATCTTCTTCCTTTGTAGGAACATATTTTGCATTTACTATTCTTTCTGTATCAAGAGCGTTGAGCATTACTACCATAACTACAGAAACTGCTTTTGAGAAGTCTTGATTTTCTGATGCCTTGATCTGAAAAGTAGGCTTATAAGCAACATTCTTTACGTCTCCTAAGATGTTGTCATTCTTATCGAGAACCACAACTATTCCAGTGCCGAAATCATTACGAGTAAACCAATCACCCTCCTTGCATGGAATATTATTAGAGTAGCATCCAGTATCTCCAGTTTTTCTTCCAATAGCATTAAAAACTTTAGTAGCAAAATCAGAATCATACGTTCTAATCTTGTTCTTGTCAAAAAGATTTTTCAAACTACAATCTATAACTCCATCAAGTCTAGATAATACTATTTCTGAATCATCTATAGGCTTTGTATCTACATAGTTTTTGGTAGCATATTCTATTTTATTTCCTTTTTGATAGAATTGCTCTACCTCCATTCCAGATTCATGGCGAACACCTTCTGAATCTCTGTAGCCAAGAATCTTATCTTCTGCATCTGTAGTTATCTCAGTTCTCCCATCAGGGTCTTCAATATGAGAAAACTCTGTTGGAATGGTCTCAGACTTGACATTATGAATATAGTGACTGCCATCAGAATTTGTGGAAGAAAGAATCTTTCCATCTGCATCTTTCTCTACTGCAAGATATTCAGGATTTTCCTGCAAAGAGAATACATCAAGAAGTTCTTGAAGACTTGCATCAATAATATCAACCTTTTCTTGTAAGGAAGAGATAACTTGCTTCAAGGCATTGACAGCATGGATTTCGCCAATGATTTCTCCGTCTCTTCTAAGACCAAGTACTACTTTATCGTCAGTAGTAACACAAGCAGCAAAGTATTCTTCATTCTCAATGACATGATACATTTCATTGAGTGGATAATATGGCTTACCTGTATCTCTATAGATGCCATAGAGTACTCTAACCTCTGAATCAACTACAGCACATAGGAACTCATCATTCGAGATTACTCTAAATGGAGAATCTTGAATTTCACCAGCTTCATCCTTGATAGCTACCTTATCAATAGTAACATTGAGATTTGCAAGGATACTTGTCAAAGTCTGAGTATTATCAATGTTAGCAAAGAAGTCCTTCAACTCCTTCAATGTGTCAATAGCACTTGTAGTATCATCATCACCCAAGATAGCTGTAACCTTATCAGCCAAGAGATTTACTTGTGACTGCAATCTGTCCTCTACTGCACTTGTCTTGCCGAACTTAGGAGTACCATCCCACTGAATACCGAAGAGAAGTCTATCTTCTGCGTCCACCTTGGCAAAGATGAACTCTTCATTCTGAATGTAGCGGAAAGGAGTTTCTACTACAGTTCCTTCCTCATCCTTGATGGAAGCCTTGTCTAATACGCTAGATAAGTCTCTGAGTTTATCACTCACAGCCTTCTGAGACATCACCTTATCCTCAGCCTCACCTGATTCCTGGGCAACACTCTCCTTGTCGAACTTCTTGGCAAGCTCGGCATCAACACGCTTCTTCTCTTCTGTAAACTTCGAGTTAACATCTGCGGTATTAGCTTTTTCCGCCAGTAGACGGTTCGTTTCTTCCTTGTCTGCCTTCTTGCGGATATTGTCTTCTTGTGCTTTGGCAATCTCCGCAAGACCAGCGAGAGCACCGCCTACCCTCTCGGCTGTGTTCTCGCCCACCTGCGTAGCGTTCTTGACCGCTTCCGCCTGCTGTTTAATTTCGTCTATTGTTGCCATATATTAATCTCCTATTGCGTGAATGTGTGCCCTCGTCCCTCGCTGTGCCTTCACTTCCCCTTTCGAGGTGAATGCCTTGAGGTATTCAAGGGCATCTGATAAATATCTTTCTGCCATATCCATGATGTCGTTGTATTGCTTGTTGCTCGATAAGTCCTGAACATGGTCTGAATAATCGTCTCTGTGGCGCATTCCACCTGCTCGGCTTATAATTGTGCCATCGGCACGAAAAAGTCTCGCATACGTGAAATAAGCGAGTGCCTTTCGTATTCCGCTTGTGTACTTCTGCACCTTGGTTTCGTCTTGACTGCAATCGCCTTCCTTCTTGGTGGTGTATTCGCCACCGTCCAGGAAAGTTGCAGGCTGGAAATCGGGCAATACAGAATCGCCCCACTCTCCCTGCTCGGTCGCTGCCTTGAACCGCTCCCACCCAATGGCTGGTATGATGTTCGCATCTTCGCATTCCCGAATGTATGCGTTCACTTCATCCTCATCTAGGTGTGTGCTGGTCGGTCGTGCCAGTTCTCTGAACTGATCAACCGTGATAAGTTGTTTTCTTTGTTCTCCCATAGGCTCAATTAATCTATCGTGTTGTTCCCTGCCACATCGCTGCTGATATACTTCAGCGGCTGTAGCTTGGGGTCTAGTTTCTGAATGGCTTGGTCGTGCCAATTCTTGAAAATCTTCTTGAATGCTCGCTCGATGAATCGCTGCTCGGTCGTCACCTCTCCGGCATAGTATTCGTAAGCGTCCTGCATAACTTGTCCGCTGAATCCCAGCTTGCCAATACGGATGGAGTAGAAGAGTTCTTGATGAAACTGTGCGTAGATGCGCTCGATAACGCTGCTGTCAGTTACGGAAAACTCTTTGTCGAAGTTCTTCGTAGGGAAAGCCACAACTTTTGGTTCGTCTTCCTCGTTCTCCACCTCGATCGCAAGAATCTTCGCTGTGTTCTCGTCCCCCTGGAACTGCAAAAGGTCTTCATCGGAAATCATCTGTCCGCTCTCCACCTCTTCGCCTTTCTCGTTGAAATTCGGAACGCCCTTTTTGGTTACGAGCATACACGATACGAGGAAGTTGTTGCGGACGTTTCGCATCTTCACGTTTCCAAGTCCCTCATCGGTCGAAATCTCAGTGATGGCTGAATCGTAGCTGGCTGTCGGATAGGTAAACTGTCCGTCTAGGCTCTGCCACAGAATCTGCCCCTTGTAGCTGTCGATGCCGCCAGCGTTCTCAATCTGTTCAAGAACGATGTCGGGATTGAAGACGTTGATACGCTCAATGGTCTTCTCGTTCACCATCAACCGCTTTCCGTTCCTCGTTTTCTTCTGCTCCCAGTCTGGATGCAGCAAGACGTGCGCCACGTTCCCCTTGTCGTCCGTCTCTTCCAGTCGGCAATTCTCAAAGGGTACGTGGCTCACGCTCGACACCTGCCCTAGAACGTTGTAGTTTACATGAAGGGCAAAGCCTCCAAAGCGTGCGAGGTCTTGCGCTACGTTCCGGAGCAAATCGTCTGCCGTGTCCCCTTGTGGGTTCATCGCCAACGATGCTAGAATGTCGCTATCAAAGCCGTAGCCCTCAATAAATCGGGCGTAGCGGTTAAGGCACAGCATTGCCGTTCCGCTGGCTTCCGTGATGCGTGCGAGGTTCTGCGGATAAAGATTATCATATCCGTATGCCTGCATCTTGAATCGGCTGACGTAGCTAATATCAACCCTTCGCTTTGGCTTCTTAACTGTCTTAACGTTCATACTGCTTGTGTCGTTTTACTTGTTGTTGTTTTGTTACTCTTCCTTGCCTGCTTTTTCGGCTTGGTCGAGGTCTTTTTTCTTGTCGCTGCATGCTGCTTTTTCGGCAGGATCTTTCCCGGTGGTATCATCTGCACCGCTGTCGCTGCCTTCTGGCTGCTGCTTGTTCTCGATGAGTTCATCGCTGGGTATCTTCTGGAAGTAGCTTTCCATGTGTGGGTACTTCGTCAGATATTCATGCGCTACCTTGTCGGTCAGGTTCTCGTTGGTGAAAATCTTACCATGGTAGAAATCCGGGCAGGAAATAATAAAACCTGCCTTCATAGCGTAATTACATGTTTTTGGCATTGCCTTTTCTTTTTTGAGTTTTAGATAAATTTCAATAAGAGCATCGTGGTAACACTGCTGGCAGGTTGTCGGTACAAACCGCTTGCGTGTCACCTCGAAATATAGAGTTTCTATAACTGCCTTGTCGGTTGCATCAAATGGACTGTCGAAACGTGCCTTCAACTCCCCGACCTTGGCTGTTGCTTCCTCGTAGGTCATAGGCTACGCTGCTGCTTCCGTCAGAAGGCTCTTATACTTGGCTGCTGTGGTCTCGCTGTCTGTGTCGAAGAAGAAATAAGCTGCCTTCGGTACGCTCTCCTCTTCCAGCGTGATAAGCCAGCCACCCTCGGTGTCGTCTGAGTACTTGTCGTTCTCGCCTGCACTTGCCTTCAGTGCCTGCGCATATCCGAACACCTGATACTCTGAATTTCCGTCCGCTCCCTTAGAGAGGTTGCGCAGGATGATAACGAACTTTCCGTTCGCCAGTCCATCGATAACATTTGCGCAAACGTCAGGTGTGTTTGCTAATACCACGACTGCTACGGTGTTCTTCCAGCTGTTGCGGTACGTGCCAACGGTCAGCTCGGTCTTGGTTCCGGTAAAAGGCTTGCTGCCCTCCTGCCGGATGGCGTATGCTTTCTTGCCAGTCTTCAAGACCAATGTTTTAATTGTATTGCCTTCGACAACGCACTTAGTGAAGTCAATGTCGTCTCGGTTGATGATAAGTCCATCGCCCTCCAGTCCCTTTGTTACTTGGTCTTCGCAAGGGATGATGATGTCCTGGGCGATAAGGCTCTCGCAAGTTGTTGTCATATTAATTCGTTTTAAAATTGTTATATCCCCAACACCGTTTTGTGGGTGTTGAGGATTTGTAAACTTAATACTTGATGAAGATATGGAGCGATTAGTAAGCTGCGTGGATCATATTCTCTTCGAGGAGAGCCGTGCCAATCTTACCGGTAGCATAGAGATAGTTTCTGCGATCCTTCTGGTCGAACCAGATGTCGAGGTCGCTAATGAGTGCATCGGCATCAGTGCCCACCATAAGGTGTTTAGGGTTACAGAATACCGCACGGTGTGGAAGGTTGACTGTCGTCTCACCCTTCTCGTATGCGTTAATCATTCTATCCCAGATGCCGACACGAGCAATCTTCACTCCGTTATAGGTCGCTACATCGAAGCCATCGAACACCTTCTCCCACGGCATAATATCGTGGTAGGTCTGCTTGATGTCGTAGGTCAATGCGTCAGCAAGCGAACGTGTCATAAGCAACACCGCATCGCTATCGTCAATGATGCGTGTGTCCACGTCCATCAAGATTGCGTCTACGACTGCTGTAGCTGCACCCTTCTTGCGCAATGCTGAAACCTGCTCTGCTGCCGTGGTCTCACTGTTGGCTGCGATGGTGGTATGGTTCTTTGTCGCTGTGGCTGTAAAGATGCGCTTGAACAGACCGTCACAAACGTTGAACATGCTAACGTCCGACCCTGCTGTCAGCTTGCCGCCACCTGAACCTGCCAATGCTGCAGCCTTGTCGCCAAACCAGCCGAAACGCCAAATCATCTGCTGCATGGCTCGCTGGAGTGCATCGGTGTAGATGGCCATGAAGTCGGTGCTGGTAAGGTCGCCAATGGCTGTTCCAGTCTTAAGGCTGTATTCTGCGATTGAACCCTTCAATGCTTCGTAACAAATCTTGATAGGAATCTCCCACTGCCCGAGTTCCCACCGCTTCTGAGAGTTGGCGATACCCTTCTCTTCGTAGGTAGGGTCGCAACCGCCACCCTTCTTGCCGACCATTTCCATCTCACCGATAAGTGCGATTGGATCATCGTTCTTGACCTTCATGATGTTCACGAATGAAGAAAAATCCTCATCTTGGTAGAAGGTTTCCTGCACGGCATCCTTGATGCTTTCGAGGTTTTCTGGCTCGAGTGTAATGTTCTCGAGTTGCTGTTTTGTAAATCCTGCCATTATTTTCTTTTGATTTAATGGGTTAATACTTGGTTACTTCTTGCCCTTTTTGTGGAGCTTGGCAAGTCTCTCCTTGATGGCGTCCTTTCCTTCCTCGACTGGGTTCACATTGTCTCCTTCGCCTGCTCCCTTGCCGCTTGGCTGTCGCTGCGCTGGCTGGTAGTGGCTGCTGTAGCCTGCCAACACCTTCTCAGCACCGCCTGCCATCTTCACGGCATTCAGGATGCGCATGTCTTCCTTGCTCTTTGCGAGTTTCTGTGCGCCTGCCAGCTGTGCCTTCGTTTCGTTCAACTGCTGCTTGAGTGCTGCTACCTGCTGCTTCAACTTTGCTACGGTGGTGTCGTCGGTGCTTGATGCGCTGCCGCCCTCACCGCCTTCACCGCCCTCATTGTCGGTGTTGTCTGCGGTCTGAATGTCGGTAATTACACCGTCCTCGACAACGATTGTCTTGCCATCGGGCATTTCAAACGTTCCGTCCGGACTTGCCTTGTCGCCAACCTGCGGGTCTCCCTCCTCACGCTCAACGGTCAATGTCTGTCCGTCCGCTGTGTTGAGTTCCATTGCCTTTGGCTCTACCTTGGCTTGTGGCTCTGCCACCGCCTGCTCTGCTTCCTCCAGTGTCTTCACGCCCAGCTTGGCGAGAATCTTGTCGAGGAGAGAAGCCTTAACTTCTGTTTTCTTCTCCATTGCTTTTGGATTTTGTTGTTTTGAATTAATAAAATTTTCGATATTGCGCTTCGATGCGCTTGCGCTGATTGGTGCAACGGTGCTGCTGATAAGACCTAGGCGCAAAGCCTCGCTGGTGCTGATGAAGATGTCCTTATCCATCAAGGCTTGAATCTCTTCCCGGTCGCACCCGCACCGCTCTACGTATGCGTCCACCATCTTGTCCTGCCACATCTGCATTTCCTCGCCATGGTTCTTCAAGTCCTTTGCGTTCAGCTGGTCGCCCAGACACCAGCCAGGAATCCACGGATTGTGCAGGAGAAAGGCAGCGTTCTCGTATGCCTTGCGGCTCTCCTTCGGTGCTGCCAGCATAATGATTGTTGCCATACTAGCAGCCTTGCCCTCAATGGTGCAGGTTATCTTCTTGCCGCTCTGTCGCAGTCGGTCGTAAATCGCCCAGCCTTCGACAACCGAGCCGCCATTGCAGAAGATACGCATATCGATTGTATCATCGTCTTTCGGGATGCTTGCAGCGAAAACATCTATATCTTGGAAACATACGCAGTCACCACCCCACCATTGATACCAAAACTTATTGTCTTGGCTGTCGATGTCGTTGTATATTCGTAGTTTTGCCATTGAAACGTTATTTTTAAGTTTTAAAACGCTGCAAAGATACGATTATTTTCGATATGTCTATCTCACAAACAGTTAATTTTCCTAAACAAGCCGAAAATTTGCGCTCTAAGCGGCTTTTGCTGCCTTGGGCGTATAACTTTACCACCTTCGACCAAAAACCGCTCAGAACGCAAATCTTGAAGAAATAACTACCCTTTAAATCCTGCCGATATTCTCTATCGTCTGCACTCTCCGCTGGGTGCGGTTTATCTCTTCCACGCTCACTACTGGCTGTGGAGCCATCTGATACCCTCTGGCTACAGCTGCCGCCAGCATATCCATGCCGATGTTGCTTCCTCCGTTGTTTACCACGATAGGCACGCCACCTCCAAGCTGGTTGAAAGCGGATAATATCGGGCTGAACATCGATGTCGCCTTGGCGGTCATTACGCTCTCGCCATTTGAGAGCCTTGCCGGGATGCTGTCGCTGGTTCCAGTGCCCGAGCCTTGGACGTAGCCGCCAGTAGAGAAGCCCTTGACGAGTGCTTTTGCCCCTGCAAAGGCTGCCTTGATAAGTACCATTAATGCTGCTGCACTCGCAACACCTCCCCACGACTTGCTTGCAATCTCCTTGGCGAGGATCTGTGCATAGTAAGCGTTAACTGCTATCTCGATTGCGTCAAGTATTGATGTCAGCATCGATTTGAGGAATGAGTGCAGCGATTTATCCTCGCTCTCGAAGAACTCGGAAAGACCGTCTCCCATGGTCTGTATCATGTCGCTCATCATTTTCAGTTGCTCTTCTGTCAAAGCTGCCTTTTTCTTGTTTGCTTCCTCTTGCTCCTTGACTTCTGCATCGCTCAAATCCTTCTGTAGCTGCTCCTGCACGGCTGCATAGTCCTTGTAGGCGTCCATCTTGCTCTGAAGGAAAGCCTTGTATCTCTCCAGCTTGGCTGTTTCGTCTTCCTCTCCAGTGCCACCGTTCATGATGTCCGCATCCTTGCGAGCCTTCTCTGCGTCCTCGAACTCCTTGTTGAGTTCGTCCACAATTTCCTTTGCTTGGTTCTTCAAGTCAGCTTTCGCCTTTATCATAATGTCGAGAAGTTTTGCCTGCATTTCCTGCGCCTTGTCTGCTCCGATTTGCCCTGCTGCCACGTATGCGTCAATGCTTCGTGCCACCATGTTCTTCTCCAGCTGTTCGAGGTCGTTGCTGTAGTCTCGCTCGTTGCTGTACATACCTGCAAGGTATCGCTTCTTTGCGTCCATTACTTGCTCGTTGTACTGAAACTGGATAAGTGCAATCTGTGCCTGCAATTCCTTTTCCTGCTTCTTCCTGCGCTCTGCTTCCTCCTTTGCCGCCTTGTCGGCTGCTGCCTTCTCCTTCTTGGTCTTAGGGGTAGTGCTGGCGATATTAGTGCCGTCCTTGAGCTTTGTATTGTCGGTTGTGGCGGTCGCCATGGATGGCGCATCTGCGCTGACTGGTATCTTGATGTTAGCATGGTTAAAAGTATTCTTCATGCCACCCACGATAGCATCAGCCATTCCGCTGCCGAATTTCTTCAAGTCTCCCCAAGCCTCCTTCACGGTATTGCCAAGACCCGAAAAGATGGAGTTGAAGCCGTCTCGCATCTGCTTCACGTCAAAGGAGAAAAAGCCCTCAAACATCTGCAACAGTCCCCTCACTGGTCTTGCAACAAGCTTAATGGCATCTATGATGATGTTGAAGGCAAGCAAGGCAACCTGTCCGACAGACTTAAACGCAAAGCCTATCAACTGAATCAATCCCCTAAATGCCACGCTTTGGTTATAGAGGTTGATGATAGCCCTCAATAGTTTCGTTAGATGGTTGCTTACGAATGTTGCCGCCTGAGCCTTCATCATTTCAAAGCCGCCACCAGTAACGTCAAAGAGTGCACTTGCGGTATCCTTCAAACGCTTGTTGGCTTCCACCTGCTTTTCCTGAGCCTTGGCAACATCACCGGATTGTTCCTTGACCTTATCCATGTTCATCTCAATGTCTCCGAGGGTCTCGATGTACTTTAGTCCTGCATCCTCGCCAGGAGCTCCAAATATATCTGCGATGGCTGTTCCTACCTTGGCTGATGAAGCAGGGAACTCCTTTAGCTTGTTACCGACCTCCTGCATGATGTCGAATGTGGTTTTGCTACCGTTTTGCAGTTCTTTCTGAACTTTCTCGCTTGATATACCTATGCCATCCAATGCGGCTGCTGTTGCGGTAGTCATCTCTCGAAGTCTAAGATTACCCTCCTTGATGGTGTCAAGACCCTTATCAGAGAATATTCCATGCTTGGTGGCGTTGGTTGAAATTGCCACGAATTGCTCCGCATTCAATCCAGCCTCCTTCAGGTAAGTTGGGTATTCCTTCACGTTCTCTAGGAACTCATCACTAGCATTCGCACCAGCCACAAAGCCATCTTGCAAGAGCTTTAGCGATTCTGATACACTGATGCCAAACTGCTTGCTCATTACATTTGCGGATTGCAAGGTTTCGCCAAAATCCACGTCAAACGTCTCGCTGATTGCCAAGGCTTGATTTCTCACTGATTTCATTTCGTCACCGAAAAGCCCAGTGAACTGCATGGTCTTGCGTGTGGCTTCCTCTATGCCCTTGTTGTAGTCATAGAACCATTTGAAAGCCATTCCGACACCAGCCACACCTGCAATGGCGAGGAAATAAGGGTTGGTCAATAAGGAAAGAGCCGTATTTTTCAACGCACCAAACTTTACCCTTAGGTCTTCCACGGACTTTCCCATTTCCATAACCTTTCCGATTCCAGTATCATCAACAACATCAAAACCGAAAAACTCGGTGTTCTGCAGGTCGTCAGCCGCCTTCATCATGGAATCGTAATAGCTGCCGACACTGCGCTGAAATCTTCCAGTAGCCTCCTCAGCCTCTTTCAGCTCCTCTATCAAGTCTTGGATATGCTCCTGCATCTCCTGACCCTTGGAGCTATCACGCTCGGCACGGCTCATCTCATCGTAAGCCTTGGTGGCATTGGATAGCTGGGCACGCAGCTGCTTCAAGCTGCCTTCCTGCTCGTTCTCTGTGCGCACGTTGTTCTGGATCTCCTTCCGCAAGGTGCGCACGTTGTACTGATACTCCTTGATGGTTGCGTTGATGGCTTCCGTCTGCACCTTCATCTCGTTGGTCGTGATGGTCTTGTCTTTTTCCTGCTGCTGCAAGTCCTTGATGCTTGCCTTCAACTGGTCTATCTTCTCTTTGTATCTGATGATGCCATAGATTGCATCCTCGTACTTGACCTTGATGTCAAGAATCTGCTGTTTGTCTTCACTTACCATAGTTCTTTCTTTTTAGTTGTTCAACTCTATCATTGTAACCTCGCAATATCCGCTGTTTGTTGTCTTGATTTCGAGAACCGCAAAATACGCTCCATACTGAGCAAGGTACACTGGCTTCGTCTCGTCAAAATCCAGAATATCCAAGTCCGACAGATTGAGCCGCTCTGTGATTACGTGCGCCTTGGCGATGCTTGCTGCAAGCTGCTTGTACTTCGTATCGAAGATGTTCTGAAGGTCAATGTCGAATCGCAGTGCCGCCTGCTCCTTGTCATCCCTAAGCGTCATTATTCGCTCCTTGCATCCCTTATACTCTCCACCATTCTTCATGCCGAAAGAATCCAGTGTTCTTATCGGTATGCGATTGTCATCGCTGGCTGCAAAAGGTAGCGTCCACGTGTCCTGCTCATAGTCCAAAGTCTGGTTGCTGATTACGAGGTCTGCATCATAGTCCCCGGTTGTCTCTTCGTCTTCCTTCCACTTGTAGCGGTTGTGTTGCATAAAGTCTGAAACGGAATACTCGCTTTTCCGTGGTGCACCTTGGCGGTCATACGGAATGAGTTTTCCGCTCCAGTCGTAGGCGTTCGCCTTGTTTGCCCAAACTCTGGTAAACATGATAAACTGCACTTGCGTGCTGTTGGTCAGTTGCCTAGGGAACGAGCCAGTTATCAAAGCCAGAAACTTAATGAAGTTTGTTACCTCGATTTCAGGCAGGTTTATGCCGATAGGGAAACTTCCTCCAATCGGAACGCTGTCCCCACTCTTGACGCTCGCAGTGATTTTGCCGCCATAAACGGAAGGAATGTTGACTGTATTCATTCCGTGCATGATAGTCTCAAACGTCAATACATCGTCCTTCTTTAGCGATATAGTGTTTGTCCCTGCCGAAAGCAAATAAAGATAGCCATCGATAGCATATCTGCGTAGTACGACTGGGTACTTAACCTGTCCATCCTCGTACTTCAAATCTCCGAACTCGTATTCCTGCGTGGATGCCTCACCTCCAGTAGTGCTTGGCGTTGTAACGGTCATTTTCACGCCCATAGGCAACTGAATCTCCGCTGCGTCTTCAAACTGATGTCTGACGTAGTATTGCACTTGCACATCAAAGGCCAGTTCGCAATCCTTTGTTATCGTCAGTTTCTGCACGTCTTCGCCAGTGCTTGGCGATACGGAAGTTATGGAGTTGCTTATGGAAAGGGTGAGTGCTCCCAGTCCGTCACGACTCTTAACGTCTGCGGTCAGATTACCGATGATTGTCTTGTCGTCTGCCTTGTTGTTGATTATAGGCACAACTAGGTTGTTCAACATCTTCTTTGCTTCATCATCCTGCCACACGAAAGATACGCCCGACTTCCTCGCTATCCTTGACAATAGCCAGTTCACGGTCACACATGGCTGCAAGAATTTTGGGGACGTTTTATATTCATCCACCGCCACATCATCGCCTACGAAATCCTCCTTATTATCGCCATCTATCATTTCGTGCATAGGTGTCAGCCCGGTAACTGATAGCGACAGAGTGCTGTAATATTCGGCAGGTGCATTCACTACGAGGTATGCAGCTCTAGCCTCTCCTCTGATGGTGTATACTTCCAGCGTCTCATCTTCTCCGCTCACGGATATAACCCGCATGTACTTATCCAGTACTGCATAGCTTCTGTAATCGCCCTTTCCTTGCGCTTGCACATTTGCCGTTGATGATGGCAAGAAAGGGATAAGAGCACAGATCATGTTCGATGCGCTCTCTATATTTCCGCTTATATACTTTCCGACCTCTGTACCTGTTCTGATGCGTCCACGGCTAGGCGAGTATTGTGTCGTGGTATATTTATTCCTCTGCACCAAATTAATGCCAAAGTTATCTTTGCTCTCAATTCGGTATGGATTGTAATAAGCAAAGAATATCCCATTGTTCACGGCTTCCTCCCTGGTGTTTGGAGTGTTGTACTTTTCAAAAAGCACTCTGTCTGTCACTCCCAGTTCGTTCAGTTTCATTCCGCTCTCTAGTAGCTTCGTGAACGCTGGCATTATACCCCAATAGATTGAGACATCGATATTTTCCTCGATGCTCAGAACGTTCAAACGTCCGTCCTTGATAATTTGTACACCTCCACGGAAAAAACTGCACTTATGGAAAATATAGGGGTATCTGCTGCCGCTCTTCGGTCTGTCCGCTTGCTGCAAAACTGAAAGGTTGTGAACAGTCCGTGGCAACTGGATGGTGTACGTGTAGTTCGAGGTCATTTTCGTGACGTCACGAAAAAGGTTGCTCTTGATCTCGAGCACCACATCGGTGTTCTCCGGCAAGTCCATCAAAACACCGTCAATGTAAAGTTGCTGGTCTATCATAGTCTCTGAACGTTAATGTTGTTAATAATCATTTCGCACACGAAATCCTGCAAGCAAGCTGTGCTCTTCGTGTAGCTTCCTGCCTTGATTGTTACGCTCATCCACTGGTCTTCCTCTTGCGTCCAGTCTCCACCGAGGTACATGTCAACGACTGGGCTGCTTGCCAAGTCTTGCAGCATGTCAAACGTATCTCGGTCTACCAAAGGAGCACAAAGTTTAATGGAGTCCGTACGATCGTATCCCTGCCTTCTTCCATTATCGCCATAGTAGCCGTATAGATAATCGTCTAAATTGTTGCGTATGAAACTCAGGTCGCTGGCTATTTCCCTCGTTTCCTCCCCAGCCGCAAAGAGCCAATAGCGGATAAATCCGTGTCGGTCAATCCAACGTAAATAGATACCGCCATCGGCATCATCTCTGTCGATGCGAAGCAATAGAGACTGCTTGCCACCGGTGGCTAGACTGAAAGTAAGGTCGAAAGTATTGTCAAACGTTCCCTGCTGAATCTCTCCATCATAGTCGTAGATGTTCCAGTATTTTGCACCACTAGGCAATATGCCTGCGTAGAAGTCCACCATACCGTTAATAGGAATCTTCAGTAGCTTATTTGGTACTCCCTCGTAACCGATTAGTAGGTTGGCGTTCAACTTGCTTAAGTATATGCCAAAGGTGAACGGATAATGAGTAAACCATGTAAGGCGTTTGTAGCCGTTCCACGTCTCCCCATACTTTGGTGCGCCCCAAACTATGTTCGTGGTGAAGTCGACGCTCGCAAGCTGTACGTTTCCGTCATCGTATGCGTTTACCTTGATACTCACGAGACGGTTTAGAATGCTGGAATCATAGCCTATCGTCCAATCGTAGGCTGCATTGATATGTCCGTCAAAAAGAGCTTGCACGTATGTCTTGAAGTCAGTTATACAACTGCCGTTAAACGTTTCCACATTGTATGAACGTTCTATGTTGTTATATCTGATTATTACCTCAATCCACGATAGGTTGCTTCCGCTCGCCTTGATGATGCAAGGCAAGAATGCGAAGCCTACAGCGTCCGGGTATTGAATCGTGATATTGTTTTTTGTCGTCTGTCTCATACCGTCTCATTGTTAAGTTTTATACTTCCCACCGACTGGTGGATTAAGAAAATAAGCCTCTGCCCGAGCCGCTTCATTGTGTCTGGAACGACGTTGCTGTATACGTCAGCCGTGCCGCCAGTCCGGTGCAGCTTAGACCCCTTGTTGGCGATGGCGTGTGCGATTGCTCCTGCCATGCTCATGTCGCCACGCTCTTGTGGAGTGTACTTGTGCTGCCGCTTGGTCTTGTAGGGGATAGGTCTGCCATGCAGTCCCTTGTCCTTCATCCACTGCCGGATGATGCCACGGAAGCCGTATGGTATCTTTCCTGCCCTTCGTCCGGTCTCAAGCACCCCGAATGGCTTGTGTCCCCAGAGGATGGTTTCTTCCTCGCTGGGCTGCTCCACCTTTAGGCTCGCTATGGTGCGCCCCGATGCGTTCTGTCCGTTGATACGTATGTGGTTGATGATAAGCTGCCGTGCTCTCTCCACTTCCTCACGCATGATGAGCGATGCCGCCTTGGGGTCGAATTGAATGCCTCCCTTGCTCATACCTCACACCCTCCTATGCTCTGTGTCAGCTGAAGGGAGTACATTACGCCCGACACGATCGTGCTCAAGCGCTCGATGATTGTCTCGTAGTACTGCTGCCCCTCCAGCGGTTCGAACTGGTGCGACTGGTTGATGGCTCGTATCATCCTTGCCCCTGCCACCTTCATTCGGTCTATGCACTCTCCGTTGTCTTCTCCTTCCGCTCCCCTCGGTACGGTGTCGAGATAAGCCAGGGCAACGTTCACGGTGTCATATACTCTGCCGTTGCGTATCTCTGTCGTGCCGCTGGCTGGGATGATGCACACGATTGCAGGGTAGCTCAGCTTCTCCAGCTTGGTGTCCGCTGTGTCCCAATCCTCAAATAGGTAGGTGTAGTCCGGTAGCGTGTCTGCTGCCAGCTGTTTCAATGTTTCTCTGATTGTTGCCATAATTATCTGGATTTACGTTTCATATCCTCCGCCTGCAACTTCTGCAGGTTCCGCTCGTAGAGACTTCTCTTGTTGTCCATTTCCATGCACTTGTAGATGCGGAGCCACGGTGTCTTCAATACCTGGTCGTGGTCGCTGATGCCCATCCTCACTGCATACCAATCCAGCATGCCGAACAAACCGAAGCGCAGGGTGTCGATGCCTGCCTCCTTCTCCAGTCGTGTTGGCTTCGCTGTGTCGGTGCTCTCGAAGAGCTTGTTGATGCGCTCCACCTCTGATGTTACCCAGCCGATGAGCATAACGACATCAACCGCCCTAGCCTGCTCCACTTCCTTGTGGCTCAGACCGAGGACGGTTGTCACTATCTGATAAAGACTTTCCTCGCTGTCGGATAGCTGGGAAAGGTCAATCAGCTGCCCGATGGATAGCTGGTTGAGATTGTCGGGAACTTGTTTCTCCCCGACAAATGCAGGTCGTGGCTGCTTGCCGATTTTATAGCTGGTGTGCCTTGCCACTGCCAGCCAGTACTTGAATGTAGTGTTCTTATCCATACGCTTTATAATTTTGTCGTAGTTATTGTTGCCTTAATACGTGCGCCCTAGCCGTTCCGTGGCTCGCCACAGATAACTTCTTCAAGGCTACGTATCGTATTGCGTCTATACCGTGATTAAATGCGTCTATAGGCTGATTCGTGGTCTCCCCATCCCTTGACTTCTTCCACTTGTATTGCTGCATATTCTCGATAATGCCGTGGCTTCGTCTGGTTATGTTGATGCGGAAACGCTTCAAGATGTCGATGCCGTTGTTGATACTGTCCGCTCCCTTGGTGCTGCCTATTATCCACAGCCCTTTGTTGTGTATCTCCTGAATGCTCTTAGGCTCTGCCGAGTCCGCAATGATAAGGTCTCGTTTCGTCAGTCCTTGCTCCTTGCATCGGTCTGCGATGTCTTCGTTCGTCAGCCCCGGCTGGTAAATTTCTTCGTCCACCCACAACTCTCCGTGCGCCAATATAACGTGCTCCAATGCTGTCGGGTCGTTAGTGAATCCGAAGTCCATACCCCTGCATTCCATCTTCCATTCGTCCTTCGGTGGCAGCTTGTCAACGATGCCCCAGTTTGTGAAGATAAGCCCGGTTATCTTTCCGGTCAATCCACGCGCATATACTCTCCAAAGTTCGGGGTCGTCAATATCTTCAATTTTCTTGTGTTCCTGCTCAGTCAGGAATCGGTTGTTTCGGTGGTCGCTCAGGATCAATCTGCAATCATCCCTTCCGATGATGTTGTTGTGCACCCAAAACCTTGCGCTTGGATTGTAGTCGATGAATACCTGCTTTCGGGTTCGGATGGCAAGCTGCCAAAACACTTCGTATGGTATACCGTTCGCCTCGTTCACGAACAGATAGTCTCGCTTACCGTTCTTCGCATCCTGAGCATCCTGGTAACTCTTGAACTCGATGATTGAGCCGTTCTTTCCCCGGTAGCTGCTGTCGCTCTTGTTGTTCTTGAACCAGTCCAGCAACTCTGCCCTCGTGTGCAGAATGGTGTCCAGGTCTCGCATGGCTCCCACCTTTAGGTTCGGGAGGTCTTGACCGCACACAGTGATAATTGACATGGGGTGTTCAAAAGAAAGCACTATAAGACGCTGCATGATGGTGTATGTCTTCCCCGAGGACGTGCCTCCTTGGTTTACTAGAAACCTTGGCTTCACGTCCGCATTCGGGTCATACAGTTCACCAATAACGTCAAATAGTGCCATTCTTTCAAACAATAAAAACTTAAAACAAAATTATGGTTAAATTATTCCTTGTCCAATCCCTCACGCTCGATTACTTCCTGCTCGCTGGATGCACACTGGTGTCCCGAGTTGATGTAGCGTACCTCGATGCCACCTTGGAAGCCTGCATTCAGGTCTAGCACGACCTTATCCAGTCCGAGCAGCTTGCAAATCTGCGTCTCTGCCTTGATGATGATGTCGAGATACCTTGGGTCTCCGAGCCCTCGCTTCTCAGCATCGTACATTATCGCCTTGACGGTCTCGATTGAAACCTGCTTTCCTCGCTCATCAAAGAGTGGCTGTCCATGCTGGGTTGATTTCTGCAAGTGGTAGTCTTCCTTGGACTTCTCCCACGCTTCCCACGCTTCACGTATCACCAGCTTCAACCTTGCCACCTCGCTTGTTATCTTTTCGTCTGTGTCGGTCAATCTCTCTTCCCTCCACTCCTTCAATAACCGCTGAATGTCGCAGTGCGCTTGATTGTATTTCGGTCTGTCGAGCCGTTTCCTCACTTCTGCCGTGATTTCTCGCTCCGTCCATCCTCTGCGGTATAAGGGTGCGATAATCTGCAGGCGGTTCTCGATGTCGATTTTCTGCGCTCGATGTTTGTTATTATTCCCTTTCGGCATAGGCTTTAGAATTTAGCACCGTTGTAACGGTATATGATATTTCCGTTTACATCCTTACCATCTGGTACCATTGCGCCCTCGAATAGCTTGTATGGGGATTGGCCATTCTGCGGATTATTCCAAAGGTATCTCATGTACTCTGCCATGGTCATCCCCATAAACTTCGCACGCTTCTCGCTGCTGTTGCAGTTATAACCTTGCGCCCTACCCCAATCATACTGATGAAGTTCCTCGATGTCGTGACGCACCTCATTCCAAGATACGTGTCCGTTCTTCTTGGCTAGCTGCAAGGCTTCGCACCATTGCCCCTTAGAATAGTTCCAGTCAGATGGAAGACCACAACAAGAGCCGTTACAGCATAATTCCTTGAAGTGAGCGTCACTTACATAGAAACGCATTCCTATCTTCTCGGTCAAAGCCTTCATATTTCGCATGAAAGGCTCTTTTACCTTTCGGTTTAATCGAAGATAGCCTGTAGATACGGAATACTTCTTGTAGAACGCCATCACGTCAAAGCCACACAATTCATTTAGTTTTGGCATAAATGCCTTCAAGGTTGGCGACCGTTGCTCCACACAGAAGAACTCCGTACTCATTGCGCTTGCTCCTCTATTATGTGCCTCTTGTATCAAGTCGAGGTATGTAGGAGTGCTGACACCTATCACGAATGGGCGAAGACGTAACGTTGCGCCACCTGCATTTGCATTGGCGATACGCTCTATGGCTGCAAGCCGTTCTATCGGGCTATCTACGCCCCTCTCGATTACATGTGCCTTCTGTTGGTCTAGCGTGATAATAGAGAACTTGAAATTCCAGTTATTCTGACCTCGTATCAACTCCATGTATCGCTCATCCTTAGTAAACCATGTAGCCTTGGTGGAAAAGCAAAGCGGATAATCTATATCCTTGAAGAACCGAAGAAGTTCAAGCGTCTTGCCAAACTTACGCTCGAAGTTGTCAAACTGGTCACTCATTCCACCCCACTGCATGACCTTTCGGTCTTTAATGTATGTAGCGAACTGACCAGCGTATTTGTCAGGCTCAGTAAACATTTTTTTGATGTGCTCAACGTTTACTGGCTTCACATCCTTATGAAGGTACGCTTCCTTTGCGCCCCCAAGTGCCCTTTGGAACTGCGCAAAACAATATAGACATCCATACGCACAATTTGAGTACGTGTCAAATGTCATTGGCATGTAACAATCCGCAATCTCATTGCTCCATCTTGGTGACTGATAATATCCCATATTTATTATTTTTTCCCATTAAATACTCGCCCTTTTCGTTATAATCGCTCCGAATGTTCATAATTGCAAATTCAACAAATAATCACCACCTTTCATGCCTACCACATCAAAGCCCTTGCGACAATAGAACTCCGCTCCTTCCTTTGAGCGAGTTTCTATCAATTTATAGCCGCACTTCCTTGCTTCATCTATGGCAACAGAAAGCAATAATGAGCCAACACCCTTGCGCTGCCATTCCTTGACACAGGCAATCCCAATAATTCGAAAAGCCCATTTGTTCTTAACCGCAATCAGAAATGCCCCCCCATTAAACCATCTACAAAATAGCTTAGATGGTGAATGATGAAACACAAAGCGTGCATAGCTTACGTCTGCAAGCGTTTGCGACACGCCACTTCTCCTAGCTATGTCCTTTAGCCGCTCTTCATTCCATTCCGTGCGCATAATGTAGTTATTTTTGACGAATCTAGCATCTGTTGCGTTTTCATAAGCTAGGCTAACACTTACCTAGATACGCTTACGAAATGCGCTCTCTGACGCTTAAAATCAATTTTCACTTCCATTTTTGTCTTTCAACTCATCGACAGAGTATAAGACTTTATCAATAGAAGCCAGTCCAAGAAGTGCTGCAAGATAATCCCGTTCCTCTGACTTGAAGGTAATAATTATACGTTCCATAGCCGTTTTGTCATCGCCCTCTATCTTTGGCAAGTCATCTGGGGTTAGGTCTTTTCCCTGCAATTCAATTGGCAACTCGTCAGGAGTATCGCCCATGCTACTTTCCGTTTCATCAGGCTCTTGTTGGCTAGAGCCTCCACTTGTAGCATTACTAGTGCCGCCCCAACCTTGAAACTTCCAACTTTCGATGCCCCAATCTTTGAGCAAATCTGTATTCCAACCATTATTGAGCATATCGGTATCCCAGTCTCCAAAGCCCACGTTGTCCTTGATGATAAACTCCTTTTTCTGTGCCTCGGTGAGGTCAGTTGCGTTCACGATGGTTGCAACTGGCTTCTTGCGCCAGCCCTCCCAGTACTTCAAGAGCGCATCAACTTCGCCCTGCGTGAACTTCTCGCCATCGCTGATGGTAAAACGCAGGGTATCCCAGTCCATCGACACGATGTGCTTGAGGGCACGCAGGCGCATATTGCCACCCAGCACCGTCATCGTCTCATCAACAACAATCGGTCGCAGGGTCAGCATTCTAGGGAATACGATAAGGCTCTTCACCAACTTCTGAAACTTCTCCGTGGTGATGGTTCTCGGGTTCTCCTCATTCTCCACAACCCTTGATAGTGCAATTTCTTCTGTTTTCATTTTCTTCTTGTTTTAAGTTCTAAAAACTGCTTATTTAATAAACATTGGCGCAAAGATACGACTTTTTCGCTTTAGTTGTTCGTTCTTCGTGCACTTTTAACTTTTATAAACATTCCATCCATCAAAGGCTCTGATGGTCTTCTGAAGGGTTGTCAGTGGCTTCTTTGGCTTGACCTTGACCGGGTATCCGGCACACACCCAGGCGAGGAGTAGTGCGTCTCTCTGGTCTTGGTTCATTCTCGGAAGTTTTCCGTCTGAGCTGATGAAGTAGGCGATTTCGTCTTGTGTTATTTTTCCGTCCTTGCCTTTCCAGCACTTCTTCAGCGGCTTGATTATCTCGTAGGGGATATTGTAGTGCTCGCAGCATTCTACGATAAGGATTCCGGTCTGATGGTTCATCCCGGTTGAGCGTCCGATGGCTGCTGCCTTGACTGCCGTCATAAATCTGTTTAGTACGTGCCAGTTGCTCTTGTTGAGCCAGCCACCTTCAATAACGACCTTTACCTTCTTGCAGCTCTCGTTCATTGCCTTGAGGTAATCTATCAAAGCCGGGAAGTTCATTTTATAGGCGAGAAACTTCTTGTCGTCAAAGACTGCTCCAACTCCGCTTTCCTGGTTGTCGGGGTCGATTCCAATTATAACTGTTCCTTTTTCCATTTCGTTTTCTTTTGTTTTACTTTTGTTTTATTTTTGATTTTCTTTTTTTTCGTTATTTTCTTGGTTTTTTCGTTCTAAGCCGTTATTTCTGTATCTGTGGGTAGTTGTTCGGGTTGCTGAATCCTACGTGCGTGTGTGCGCTTGTGTGCGCTTGTGCGCTAGCTCCCTTCTATTCCTATCCTCTACCCTATAGTCCCTTCTCCTTTCATCGTCTTGCAGGCTTGAAACGTAAAAATCGAGGGAGTGCCTGGCGATTTGCAAAATAAAGAATATCTAGTACCGAATGAGTTTATCCTACAAACACTCCCTCTTTTGATTGCAGGAGGTTCCCGATGTTCCTTGTTTCGGGATTCCTGCACTACAATCTGTCTTCTGTTATTTCATTTCTTCGTGTTCCACCTCGCTTTCTTTTTTATCGGAATGAATGCCGGACGACTCTCGTCTTTCCGAGCTGTCAGATTAATAAATATTAAGTGAATACATTGAGCGCAAAGATACAGCCCCAAATGTGTTAAACTTGATGTTGTTTGCCGTTTGCGGCATTCATTCGCTGGTTAAGTACTTATCTTGCTGCTTGGAGCAAGGATTGTTCCTTCTTTCTCCTTACACGCTCTGCAAGCCACTTGAAGTGCTCTGCCGCCTGCGGATCACGGAAAATGGAAGCCTGCGCTTCCAGGCTTACCCTATCCAGTTTCTTTCTTTCGGCTTCAATCTTCCGCAGCTCCTTCTGCTTGTCGTTGTAGCCCTTGACCTTTTCGGGGTTCGCCTTTCTCCAGTCGCTCGCAAGCTCAATCAATCTCTGTCGGTTCTTGCGGTAATACTCCGAGTTGTACTGAGAGACGTTGCGCCTTTTACGCTGCCTTTTTCCGTACTCTCTGATTCTGTCGGGGTTCGCCCTTCTCCATTCCAGGTTCCTCCTCATCATCTCGTCACGGTGCAGGGCGTAGTATCTGCGTGCTCTCTCACGATTGTGCTCTCTGAGTTCCTCGTCAGTGTACTTCTTCTTTCTTCCCATTGCATTCCTTGATGTCTTGGTGTTCAACATATCGCCTGCGAGTTGGGCAGTACCTGCCGTTGATGCAGTTCCGCCCTTCCTCGCAAGCCTTGCACAGTTCGCTCGCCATACGTCTTAGAATGGTAAGTCTACGAAATCGTAGTCAGTGAAGGCAAAATTCTCATGACCCTCGTATGGGATGCAGCTGGAGAAGTATAATGCAGTACCGGTGTTGATAGGCAAGGCGTTGAATCTCTCAGAAAAGTCCTCTCCACGGTCACGAACAAATAACGCTGGAAACCACTTGCAGTTTTCTCCTCTCCTTACCAACACCTTGTCGAAAGGCTTGAAGGCTGGCTGCTCCTTGCTCTTCTTTTCCTTGCTCTTCTTTTCCTTGCTCTTCTCCAATAGGGTGCAAGCCTCTTTAAACGTGACGGCTTCGTCCTCTGTTGCTTCTCGCAGTTCCTCGTGTACGCTGATACGCAGGTCGAAGGCTTGGTCGGTCACGAACTTCTCGTTCTCGATTTCGTACTGGTTGCCGAATGTCAGCGTGTCCTCGCTCTCGTTCTTGCCGATGAGCTTGCCGATGATTGTCAGCTCTCCGTCATCGTCTTCCTCGTTGAATACGTAAAGGTTGCCCAACTCAAACACTGGCTTCTCCGGCTTCTCAATCTCCAGGGTCTCACGGTTCAGCTTTCCGCCCAATCGCTTCTCGATGGAGCTGATGTAGGTCTTGGCTGCATACTCTGTTTCTAGAGTGAATTCTTCTGTTATGGCGTTATCACATTCTCTGAGGTAAGTATATCCTTTTGCGCCATTTTTGCAATAATAATACTTACCAGCAAAAATTGTGTAAGTATCATCTGTAAACTTCTCGAAGATAATATGCGCAGCACCATCTTCGGTAACCAGCACGTTTCCCTTCTTCCAGGCAAACTTGCTCCAGTCTCTCATTTTATCGGATGGGAAAAGTAGGACTTCTCCTTCATCCACGTATTTTCCGTTTTTATCGAAGGTGTATTCTGCGCCATTATTGGTGTTGGTAATAATTGCCTCAGCTGCTTCCTTGTTGCCTTGGAGGTAGCGGAACTCAACCTTTCCGCACATTGGAGTGTATAGTGAATTGCCTTCTGTCTTACCCTTCAAAATCTCGTAGATATCAAAATCTTTCTGTTCCATAATCTGAATGTTTTTTATTGTTTGTTACTCTTGTTTTTCTGTCTGTTACAGCTTGGTGCGTCCCAGTTTCTTGTACAGTTCCACCAGCTCCAGGGTGTCGAGCCAGAAGTCGGTGTTGCCAACGTAAACGTGGTGGCGGTGACTGTCCGTGATGATTTCTATCTTCTTCATTTTCAACTACGTTTAAAATTGTTTGTGTCCGCATTGTAATCCTTTAGGATACATTCGAGTGCCTTGATTTCATCATCTGCCAGCCAGATGTCTCTGTCTCCGACTGTCAGATGATGAAGACCACACTCACGGACCAGTTTAATATTATCAACTCTGTTCATGGCCAATACGGTTTATATGATAACTATTTGAAAAGTTCCATCTGTGGATGAATGATGTCTGCACGCTTCTTCTTAGCTGCCCAGAGAAGGAGGTTGGTGTTCTTGGTTCCAGCATTCTTCTCGAGGTCTCTGATGATGCAGGTCAGGGCATCGTGCTCCGCTTCCTTCTCATTACCGTAGAAGATGCCGAGCTCATCGTATCTGCTCGGGTAGGCTACCTGGCTGTCGTACCCATGCTTCCCTTTTTGAATGCTGTAGCCCCATATCCAGCCGAACTGGGTGTTGGCGGTCATTACCTTCCATCCCCAGTTGTCTACACCCTCTACGGAATACTCGATTACGTGCGGATTGATGCAAATATCCTTGATGTTGTACTTGAAGCCTTCATGCTCTGCAACCGGCTTCTTGATGTCGTAGCTGTTATCGGTCAGCCATTTGCACCAATCGTTCGATGTCTTGAATACGAGCCCTGCTGCTCTGCATTCGTGAAAAAATAATTCATTCATATTTCTAAATCTCTATGAAGTGAACGTCCTTGTGGTCTTTTCTCTCGGTGTTCAAACAAGCAAGGTTTCTGCAGGTAATGCCCTTTCCCTTACTGTTCAAGATGCAATCGATGCAGTTTTCATCGTAGTAGTCTTCATCGGACAGTTCTATATCCTCGACTACCTTGCAAATTTTGCCTTTGATGCTGATTGTCGCTCCGATTGGGTATTCTACTTTGATACCTTCCTCGCTTACAATGGGTACTTCTTTCTGTTCTACCATAATTCTTTCGTTTTAAGCGTTTAAAATCTGTTTGCCTTATAATTTACCGCCCGAGCCGAGAAAACGGCTCAGAGCGGCTTATTTTGCCCTCATTCGTTATTTTTCGGGCTTCCAGTCGATGCCCAGCCGCTGCAGAACTCCACGTTCGTAGTATCTTGTCAGCGAATCCTTGGCAGGCTTGTTGTTCGGATTCTTCTTCAAGTCTTCGAGGTTCTGCTGGATTACCCACCGGAACTTGCTGTCTTGGCTCTGCTGGCTCGCTGGCTGCCGGTGCTTGGCTTGCTCGTAGAGTTCCCCGATGCTCGGTCTTGCCGTTGCCGCAGGATCCTGCGCCTTGACTGCTGCCGATTGCGGCTGCTGGCTTGTGGCTGGCTTGGTGTTGTCGTAGTTGCCCTCCAGCACCTTCGGGAAATACTTCCTTGTCATTACCCAGTCGTATGATGCCCAGGAATGCCCTGCGTTCAGATAGTCGCTGGCCATAGCCTTGTCGATGGCTAGGTAAATCTTGGAAATATCTCCCTTGCAGTCCTTGAGCCTTCCTCTGATTGCCTCCTTGCGGTTGTCCGTCATCAGCGTAAGCCTTCGCATTGCGCTGTTGGTCTTGTCGTGCTGCTCGTTCCAGTAGTCCTTGATGGCTGCGTAGTCGATTTCGCCTTTCTTGGATTTCTTTTTCTCAGAACTTTTTTGCGGTTCTTCTGCAGCGCAAACGTTTTTCTCGGAAAAACTTTGCATAGAAGCTTCTTTAGAAGGTTCTAATATATTTGTTTCTTTAGAAACATCATTATCATTATCATAAACATTATCATTATCATAAACATTATCATTTACATATTCATTATCATTATCATATAAGGTTGTTTTTTTAACCTCTTGGTTATTTTGGGTTGTTTTTTTAACCTCTTGGTTATTTTGGGTTGTTTTTTTAACCTCTTGGTTATTTTCACAACCAACTGGTTGTTTCTTTCTTGCGTTCTGATTTCCCTTCGGAGCACCACCCTTTCTACCGTTTGCCCTCCATCGTTCTACCTTCTCTTCGTACTTGGCTTTATTCCGTTTCATATCGTCAACGATAAAACCGAAAGCCATACGCACGACTGGTTCGAGACTGATAGTCTCCCCATCCCTTGCGTAGAGAAATATCGCTCTCGTCAGTTGCCCGAGTTGTTCATCGGTCAGCCCCTCGATAAGAGCGTAGTATGATGTGTATAAGATGAATGAATCGTTCATGATGTTTTATTCTGATAATGATAATTTCTTTTCCAGCTTCCGTTTTAACACTGTAGCCATACGGATTTTGTTCCGCTGGCTTGTGTCGGTCGGTGCTGTCACTTTCCCACCTAGGGAAATATAATTCTCCAGTTGGGAAATTATATTCCTTAGGTCGGTTTTTGATATAGAAATGCTAGCCATAAGTCCTGCCCTTATTTGATGAGTAATCTTCGTGCTCCCTGCACCTGCTTGATGTAGGCAGCGCATTCCTCGGGATGGTCTGTCTGAAAAGCCTCGGCATCGAACTTCTCGCTTGCCTTCGGTGCTTTCCACGTTGCCAGCGTCTTGCCGTTTCCGTCCACGATGCTCTCAGCGTCACCGAAGAACAGCTTCAAGTTGTCCTCGATTTCCTTCTGTCGGTTCTCCAGTGCCTTGCCCTTCTCCTTGATGTCCTTCAGCTCGATGAGCATATCCCCGACTTCGGCTGTGGCTTCAATCTCCTTCCCTGCCTTGTGCAGTGGAGACTTCAAGAGAACGTCTTGTGCGCTGTATGCAGGTGGCTCTTGGTTGCCAACGATGTAATCAAGCCAAAACTTGGTGATTTCGTCCCTCATCCATCTGTAAAATTCGGGGTCGAAGTCGATGTCACGGTAGCCGAACTCTCTGCCTGCTGTCAGCCAAGCCAGTGCTCCGTCCTTGTATTCTCCAACTCCGAGGTTCATCTGAAGCTGGCAGAACCAATGCTTCGGAAGGTCGTCTGCATCTATCTGCATCTGCGTGGTCTTGCACTCAAGGATGCTCTTGCTCGCTTCGTTGTGCGTTGCCCCGGCTCTCCAGAAGGTACGGTCTGGGCTTACTCTCAGATATGGCGCATCGGTGTTCGTGATGGTGTAGTCGTCCGTGCTCGCCTTGATGATGTGGCAGTGGCTCTCTCGCTTGAAGAACTGCGCTACAGCTTCCTCAAGAAGGTGTCCTGCAACCATCGCAAAGTTCTCAACCTTTGGTGGGTCTATACCCTTCTTTCGTCTCCACAGCTGGTATGGGGTCTCCCATGGGTTCAGTCCAAGTACTGTGCCTGCCTCTGATGCACCTATTCCCTTGGAGCGGTTCTGCAACCACTCCTCTCTGCTTTTATATTTAATTATCTGCTTCATTGTCTTTTATTTTTATGTTTGCGGTATAATACATTTTCGCTGCTCCAATGATAAGCTGACGAACGAATTCATCCCTCTTCATTGAATGCACAAGTCCACTTGCGAGGATATCGGCTTTTCCGGAATAGGCAATATGGAAATCGAAACATTTGCCACCTTCTTCGCTTATATCCCCATTATCTTCTGCTGCAATCTGTAGAAAATTTCTTTCTTCCTCGTTTTCCTCGACCCATGTCTTGTATGCCTTGGCGGTTCTGTCAAAGTACTTGTCGATGGTGCTCTTGTGTCCTGATTGTTTTTCTTTTTCTGCCATAATTTTTACTGAATGTTTAATAGTTGCCACGGCTTCCCTTGGTAGGTTATGATGGGAGCCCACCCCATAGGTTGTGCCGTGGCGGTTCGGGCAAACGTTATAACTTTATAAACTACTTCTTCGCTGCTGTGCCAGTCTTGCCTTGGCTGCGGCTCATTGCCTTCTCTGCCTTCTTCTGTGCGCTCTCGGCTGCTGCCTGCGCCTGCTGTGCGATGGCATCCTGCTTCTTTGGCTTCTTGAAGGTCTCCTCTACTGTGGTCGTACCTTCTTTGATGGCGTTGTACACACCACCCAGCTTCTGAATGTCCTCTGCCGTGACTTCCTCGGCTGATTTCCTGCCCAGGTATTCCAGCAACATAAGGTCGGTCACTTGATACACCTGGAAGCAGGCAACGCAGCTCTTCCACTGGCTCTGAACGCCAGTCTGCTTGATGTGCTCCAGTGCCTTCGCCTGCACTTCCTTCACTACACTTGAAATCAGTACCTGCGGCACGACCTTGCAGATTGCGTTACGCTGGGCGATCGCCACGGCTGCATTGCCAACTACCACCTGCATATCCTGCGAGAAGGTGTAGCCATTAGAGGTCAGAATGCTGCGCTTCACTTCCACGGAGTATGCAACATTGCTCTCCAGGTCGTGGCAGATGCCTTGTGCCGTGATGGTCTTGCCATCGTTGGCAATTATGCGACCTGCGATGCGGAGGTTCTTCCAGCAGGCAGATATAATCTCGGTGAATCTCACGCTCGGACCCTCGATAATAGAAATCTGTCCGTCCTTGCCCTTGCGCTCCAGGTGGTAGAAGCAGTTGTATGCCACATCATCGTCCATCGCTGCAAGTGCTACCATATTCTGCTTGCACTGTGCAATGTCTCTCGGGAACTTGTGCGCTGTGGCAATCTGTCCGTCAATCTCCGAGCGGTTGATAGCTTCCAGCATTTCGCCACCGCTCACTTGAATAATTTCATTTTCCATAATTCGTTCTTTTTATTGTTCAACTTATTGTTCATTAACTCTAGTGGAAGGCTGGGGATTCGAACCCAAGTTGATTCCGAGATTTACCACCACCATTGCCTGCTGCTGGTGGATGCCCTTCCGTTGCAGGGCGCACGCTGTCGTTTCCGCATAACATGGTAAAAACAACTAATTTTAGATAACCTTTGAAAAATGAGTTTTGCGTGCGCCCTTTGCCCTGCCGCTGCAGGGTTTCAGTATATAAACTAAGCAAAAACTTATGTGGTCAAACCAGTTGAGCCATAAGGCTGTCGAGCCTGCTTTCCTCGAAGGCGTCCATCGGGTCTTGGTCTGCGTATTGGCTGTTCTCCTCCAGCCAGTCGTCCATCACGTCTTGATAGTTAACACAGCCCTCGATGGCTTCCTCCAGCCGCTCGCTGTCGTTGTTACTGTTCTTGTGCGTCACGACCGCTACGTTCCCGGTTCTGTCGCACCATACGCAGATGTTGCCTGCCGTGGTCTTGATGTCTACCTTAGCAACCGCTGGTCGCTGTGGATCACGGTCTAACTCCAGCCAGATGGCATCGTACATTGCCTTCCTGCACTCCTCAATAATTTTTGGTTTCATGTCTTATCTCTGTTTAAATAGTTGAAGAATGTCAGACGTGCATCCGCTAGCGTCTGCTTGTTGAACTCGCTCATCGGGAGTACCGGTATTCCGTCCAGTGACAGACAAAGCATATTGTCGAACTCCCTTACCTGAATGCGCCTTTCCGCTTCCTTCATGGTTGCCAGTCGCTTGTTGTCCTTTCGCTCCTGCTCCCACTTGGCGGTCAGCTGCTTCGCTTTTTCGTAGGCATTCATCATAGGGCAATCCTCCAGACTTTTTTAATCTCGCTGCCCTCGAAAACCTTGCGGTTGTCGATTCTGCGGAACTTGACCTTAATCTTACCAGCCTGCAACCATCTGCGCAGGGTGTTGCGATGGATGCCCAGTACCTTGCAGGTTTCTGTCATGGTGTATCTGCCTGCGTCTGCTACCTTTGGTTCTTCGTTCGTCATAACTAAGCCCTCCAGAAAATTAAAGTTACTAATACGATGGCAACTGCCAGGGATAATACTTCGTCACTTGTCACAAACTCGATAAACTTCTTCATACGCTCTGAATGTTTAATGGTTCTACTTGATTATTTGCGTACGGCTGCACGTCTCTTCTTTGGTGTTATCAATCCAGCCTTGATGAGGATAACACGCACGTTCTGCTGGGTGCAACCAACACGCTGTGATACTGCGAGCATTATTCTGCTGTCTGAGGTCTCGGCAGGTGCTTTTGCTCGGAAATCTGCAAACATCGCTATGATGTTCTTCTTTCGTTCGTCCTGCTGCTTCTGCAACGGTGTCCGAAAATCATAATTAAAATTTTCTCCCATTTTATTTGTATTTTAAATTATTTTCTTTATCTTTGCAAAAGAGTTTTTAAACTCGCTTTGTAATTCGGTTGCAAAAATACAAAAAGAAAATTGAAAAACAATTGTTTTGCAGTTGTTTTTAGTAAGTTTTTAATTAATTTTAAATTGATTTACAATTATGAGTGGAGAAGAATTAAAGCAGTATATAAAGCGTTCGGGCTTGACAATGAGCGATGTAGCTAGAGAACTGGGGACTACACCACAGAATGTGCAGGCTCGTCTTGGTCGCAAAACTATAAAAATTGATTTTATCCAAAAGATAAAGGAAATAATAGACAAGTGTGCCCCTCCCCTACCAGCCGAGATGGAAGCGGCTGTTATCGGTTCTAACGTCAATGGTTCGAACAGTCCTAATGTCTCCCAGTCGCTTGGTAGTGATGCTGCCTTGGCTGCTGAAAACAAGCTGCTGCGAGAACAGAATGAGTTCCTGCAAAGTCAAGTAAAAACGCTGCTTGCCATTGTCGGGCAAAAATAATTTAGTAACTTTGCAGCACAATGTGGATAGAAAAATTAGGCTCGTACTTCGTTGATGTGTCGAAATACATCTTGACTGGTGTCGTGATTAGTTCGCTATTCAAGGATTTCGAGGATAAAGTGTTAGTCTATATAGTTGGAATCGCCCTAGCCTTCCTCTGTTTGGTCGTGGGTCTCGTACTCAGCAACAAAAAGGAAGGAAAGGACAAAAAGGAAAAGGAGAAATAGTTATGGGAGTATATTTGGCTTTCTTGTTTGTGGGAGTGCCTTGTATGGTGTTCCTCGCATTCTGTCTCACTAGAAACGGAAAAAAATGGCTTAGACAAAATAACTTGCTTTAGCCTATGGATGCATTCTTGTTATTTAACGTGATGGCATTGGGAATGACCATTGCATTTGGCATTTTCTTGAAATCAAAGAAAGGTCAGAAGTGGCTGCGTGAATTATAAGGTATGGTTAGTAAGTTAAACAAAGAGCACGACAGACGCTCGAAACTCTGCGATTACTTGTACGGTGTTTCAAATCTGTTCATCAGTGGCACTGGCATAGGTGGATTGTCTCCGTTGTTCGCTGGTGGTGAAATGGGAGTATATAATTACGTGTGCATCATAGCTGGTGCGTTGAGTGCAATAACTTTTGCGTGCTTCGCAAATGACGTAATGAAGTATAACGATAATAATATTTAAGATTATGGAAGGATTTGCATTAGTAATGTGTTTAGGTGCTATCATCGGCACTAGTCTCGTAATTTGGTCTAAGACTAAATCGGGTCAGAAATGGCTGCGTGAACTTTAGTTCTCGCTCCAGGTACAATATCAACTAAAATTCTAAGTAACGATGAAAGATGAGGATTTCATAGAGCGGAAGGAGAAGGTTCTTCTTGCCGCCCTCGGGAAAAGCTGGCTATGGAAAGCCAGCAGGTTGATAATAGGCATCATCCCTCCAGTGGGTGCGCTTGTAATGCTGGTTCACTGCACTCTGCTCTCGTTCGGCATTCGGGTAAAACTCACGGAGTGGATATTCGACTGCTCGCTCTTCGGCTTCATTGTCTGGATCATCATCAGCCTAGCCTATGGCTTCTGCTGGGTGCATCGGGCATTCATTACCTACGGAGTGCTGATTTCATTCTGCATCGACTTTCAGCGTTCTTTCGGGTTCGGTGTCTTGCGCCAGCCGCTGCACCTGCAGATGGTCGCCCTAGGGCTGCTGCTCTTCTTCGTCTTCATCAAGAAAAAGGCTTGGAATGAGTTCTATGAAAGAAATATTAATCATTTAAACGAAAAGTAATATGAAAAAGATAATAATGCTGTTTGCGCTTGCGCTTGCGTGCGTGGGTGTGCGTTCGCAAACACTTCTATCTAGGAGTTATGACGTTTCTCCAGTTATTAGCTACACCGTTTTTGAGCCGCAAAAAGACACGGTGTATTACTGGCAGATAAACAATGTTAATTCAGCTAAGATGATTGAATCTTTCTATCTTAGGTTTCGTGGAAGAAACGAACTGCAAAGAACGCTCAAATTTCTTGTCTCACTTGAAGGTGAAGAAAAGGGTAGGACTTACAGGCTTGACGACACGATTGACGGAAACGAGGTAACAACTGGAAAGGTAGAAGGTTTCCTCTTTATCCCATCCGCAGAAGGTGTTACCATCGAAAACAAAAAAGGGTTTCTTCCATCCTCATCATTCTATACCTACAAAAGTCTAGCTGATGTTGCCAAAGGTGGCTTTGATGAAATTAAAAGAAAGAAACAACCTCGGCAATTCGTGTTTGAATGAAGTATCTTAGTGTTCTTCTCGCCTACGAGAAATACCTGCCAGTGCTTACCCCTTCCGAGGTGGATGGGCTGCTGACTTCTCGTCCAACGCTGGCTCAGTTGCAGGACTGGTCGCAAAGATTGAATAATCATCGGGCAAGGCTGGAAAGCGTTTTCAGTCGTGCCTATCAAAAACAGAAAGATTATGGAAGATAAAAATCTGATGTCCGCTGATGTGGATATAGTCGTTCGTTTCTTCTCTGCCATCGACCGCTTGAAGGCTGACGGCTGCATAGGAGGTCTCAAGACGATAACGGACCGGTACGGTCTCAACCGCTGGAACACCATATCTCTTCGAGACAAGCCTGCCGAGTGCTACGGTCGCTTCCGTCCGTCCTGGGTGCAGTTCCTGGTACGCGACTATCACGTCAACCCATACTGGCTGCTCCTTGGTTCGGGTGAATTCTACGCATCCGGCTTCACGTCTGAAATCGTGAAAAACCTGAATAAAAACTGCACGTAAAAATAGTAGTAGTATTAAGTATCTAATTTTTAACCATTTAAAGCATACGTT